TTCTTCAACAAATTCTCTTACCCAATTTATATACTCCCAACCATCTTCCTCACGGTTTTCGTATTCTTTAGGATCTTCTTCTTCGAAATTGTTTTTGTATCTTTCTACTGCTTCTGAACTTGGACCACCACCACTATCAATAAAATCGTTTAGGTATTCTTCATCTTCTCTAAATTCTTCTACTTTGTCAGATATTAGATCATCTAGGTAATCTTCTTGTCCTTTTTCATATAACCAGTCATTATAGGCTTCGTATGCAGAATCTGGTAAGTCACCGTATTCATATTCTATGTCACCGATGTTCATGTTGTCTACATCGTCACTAGCACTACTGCTGTCAACATTAAAAAAGAATGCCTCTGCTTCAAAGCCACATTTTACAGGTGCATCCAAAGCCTCTTTTGCTATTGATGTTTGATTAAAGTTTATTTCAAATAATTTTGGATCTGCTTCTTTAAGTCTACGTCTAGATAGTTTTTTAATCTTGCCTTTTAATTTTCTTAATTTAAGTTTTTTATTTTTGTTCTTTGCTAGTTTACTTAATTTGCCTTCATTTGTTTGGGCAATAAATACTTCATCATCAGGCTGTCTAATTTCGTATTCACCATTCGCTGATTTTGTTGCAACGGCATCTGCTCCGCCAAATGTGTCATCACCTAATGGTGAGTCTACTGTTCCTAATGCCTTTCCAGTTTTATCGAATATTTCTGTATCTTTTTGTAAATCTTTTGCTTTTGCAGATATAAATGTATTTTGTTTTTTTGCTTGGCCTGGATTTGCTATAGATGTTGCAGTTCCTTGTACACCACCTGCAACACTTTTAAGTCTTTGAGTTAGTTTACTGTCTTTACCTTTAACCATTGACTTAGACATATTCTTAGCCATATTGCCCATTGATCCAGCGGCCTTAGACATCATGCCTTGTGACTTAGCATTTGCACCTATACCAGTATTACCAGTAGTTTGTTGACCTACTGGAGTTGCGTACTCTTTTAACTGTTTTAAAAGATGCTCTAAAGTTTTTACTTCAGTAAATTTCATTTATCGTCTCTTATTCAATGACCTGACTCTTCTACTTGCAGGATTCATACGTTTAGTTCTTTGTGCTTTTCTTGTGATTCTTGCACCCATTTTTGCTCTTGTCTTTTTAATAGTCATTCGCTTTTTCATATTGATAGGTGCACTACATTGCCCCGGCTTAGAAACAACACGGCCTTTACGTCTGCCTGATGTACATCTAACCGCACGAACAACTTTATTGCCCATCTTACGCCAGACCATCCTATTTTCGACAACTATGTCTTTTGTTATTTCTTCTAATATCATACTAAATTAATCACTATGCCTATAATAATACTAACCAAAGATGTAAATGTTAAACCAACAATAGCAATTATCCAACTTTCTAGTTTGTTTAATCTATCTTTTGTTACTTCTTTAAATTCTCTTAATTCTGCAGTAATACTTTCTATTCGTAGCATATCTGCGATTATATGTGCCTCAATGTTACCTCGCTCAACATATGGCTTTGGTGTCAGTTCTGGTTCATTCTTTTTAGGCATTGTTTATCTCTTATAATAAATCTTGTTTAGTGAATTCCATATTAACAGAACTCTTAGTATCAATAACTCCTGCATTTAATACTATTCCATTTAGTTCATCTGTTAAAGTTGTTATAGTATGCACTCCTTCTCTTTCGAAAGCAAATTTATAAATCCAACCTGCTCCTGTAAGTGACGGTGCACCATAATTTTCTAAAACAAATGCCCCTGAACCGCTAAGTTCTACGGGCTCATTCATTACAACAGGCATTGCTCGTAAGCCTATACATTGAACAACACTTTCAAAATCTTTTTGACTGTTGTCACTGTAATCGCCTGTTTGTGTGATGTCTAATGTTGTAAACAATGAATAAAATTCTATGTTGCCCGAAACAACCTCAGAACTTCCCATTGCACCACTTCTTATCAAACTCATCTGTGTCTCCTGTGTATTTAACTATTTATCAGAAGTTGTCGACCATGGGGCCAAAAAAAAGCACACCGTAGTGTGCTTTTTAAATAAGTTATAAACTTAGAATGATACGTCTGCAATAACGTGTGCTGTAATATCACCGTTTGCTAGGTTATCACCACCTTCTACAATCATTTTAACTGTGTCTGAAGTTCCTGCTGTGAAACTACCTACTTTTAAAATTGAAAGGTTTAAACTTTGTACTGTACTAACTAGTGATGTTAATTGAGTTGCTGAGATGTTACCTGATTGTTGTTGAAAACTTTTTAGGAATACGTCTTTACCAATAAACTCGCCTGATGCCGCCGCTCTTCTATCTACCTGTGCCATTTTAATCTCCTTTTAGCATATTAATTTCTTCACCTAAGTGTCTAATAATGCTGTTGTTAATAATATTTATCTAAATACCCAAAAAAAATGGCAGTTAAAACCGCCATTTTTCTTTATAAATTTAATTATGCTACTGTTAAACTAGTTCCTGCTGTAACTGTTGTGCCTGAAAAGTCATAACTGTTTACATCGTCAGTTCCAATTGCTCTTAGATGCTTCTGTAAAGATGCCGCATCAAATTGACTGCTATCAACAACTGCGTGGATTTTACCACTGTTGTCATCAGTAACTTCGTATGCTAGAGGTTGAATCATGCTTAATGCTCTCTCAACTGCTTCTCTTGTTGCATCATCTTCTGTTCTAAGGTCTGCACCAGTATCAACTAAGATACATGCTACACTATGTTTTTGGATAAGTGTACCGGTTGTAAAGTCACCAACACCTGCTCCATTTCCTTTTGATTGTGCCATTTTAATCTCCTTTTTTGTGTTCGTTAAAACACTCTATTACATTTATTTATCTAATATAGGAAAAAAATAGAAGTGTTTTTTGAAATTATCTTAATGAAAGTTTAGATTTACTAGTAATACCTGTTCTTGGTGTAAATATTTTTCTACCTAAATTGGCACCTTTAGATATAGCATCGTCTGTATCAGTTGCACCTAGAGGATTAGTAGCAAAACCCAACGGGTCTGCTATAATATCTTTTACTTTTTGCAATCCTGCACCTGGACCTGGAATGCCGCCTGTATACTGGTTGCCTCTAAAGTTTTTACTGTATTTAGGATCAGCAATCAAGTTACCTGTTTTTGGATCTGTAATATATTGAGACGGTACTGCTTGACTTTTTGCTTTCTCTAGGTCTCTTGCCTTTACAGTAGGTGCAATTTTCTTTTTTGAATTTGCATTTTTTTCAGCCTTGGCCGCTATTTGTAATGCAATTGATTTTTCAATTTCTGCTTGACTTAGTGCCGCTGTTGACCCGGTAGGTTCGTCAGTCCCTGAACGGCCTTGTGATGCTTTAGAAAAAGCGGCATCATAATCTAAATTACCAGAATGAATATTTCTATATGTATCTACAGCAAGACTAATAGGTTGCCCGGATCTAACCAAGTCTGCAACTTTATTTGAGTCACTCTTTACAGTATCGCTAAATGCTTCTGTTACTAAATCGTTTATTTTCATTGCTTATTACGTCCACCTGCCCAGTAACCTGCTATTGCGCCAATTCCTGTTCCTGCTTTCTTATATTTATCAATATTGCCCCCGGTCTTCTGTGCAATTTTCTTTCCTAGATATCGTCCTGCTACTGCACCTGCGGCCGCAGTTGCTACTTTCTTTGTTAAACTTGTTCTTGGTTCTTTATAATCTGAAGAAACTCTTAATCCACGGTCTTTAATCATACCAGTCATAGGTGTTATTAATTCACTACCTCTGCCTAAACGTCTTATTTCCTGAGAAAGTTTTGTTACTGTTAATTGTTTTGCATGATATTTAAGTTTGCCCCAACTCAATACCATTCTTCTATAACTTTTATATCTGCTATCTGTAATTTTAAGTTGATTTTCTAATCGCATAAAAAATGATAGTGCTTCGTTCTTTTTATCTGCACGTCTGCCCATTTTGGCTATAAACTGATGGAACTGTCTTTCGTTAAATCTTAATTTTTCTAAGAACTTTCTGCTCTGTCTATTATCCTTAAACGAAATATATCTATTGTCTGGATTTTTAGTTGCGTATGCTAACATGTAGATGTCAGTACCATGTGTTCTCATTAGTGAAAAATAACCATACTGTGATGTTTGCTTTGCGTATGCAACTGCATAATCTTCACTGCTGTCGTCTTGTAACATCATGTATAAGGATAATGTATGTAGATATAAAAGGTTTGCTATGTCGCGACCTGTTAGATTTTTAAAGCCATTAGTTGTTCTATACAATCTTGCTTCTGATATTTCTTGATTTACTAATGTCAAATCCATTTTACTTTCAGGTATATATGCTGGCAAACTCGTAGTGCCAGTCTTTCTTGCTTTTGCTACCCTATGGTTACCATCTAAAACTGTACGCCCATCTTTATGTACTATAATAGGTTTATTTAAATCTGCAGACGTCATCGCATAATCCATATTAGGATTAACCGCTCTATTAAAAACAACATCTGTATCTTCATCATCTTTAACAGCACCCGTAGGTTGTTGTAAATTACTAACATTTACTGTTGCTAATTTCCAATTATTGTTTATAATATATTGATTCATTGGTGCTTCAGGACTGGCACCGCCATTGTCCCAAGCATGTGCTTTAGCCATTGTATTGTATAAATCTAGACCCTTCATTTTCCAGGTGCTCCTGTGCCAAAGTTTAGTCTGCTAAACTCTAGTCTGTCTACTAACTTAATTGCATTTCCTACTTTGTCTACTGCAACAAATCCTTCTTCGCCTGTTACTTCATACCCATTTTCTGTTTCTTTAAATGTTGGTATCTGACTTATTTGTGCTAACTTTTTAACAATAATAACTTTTGCTTGTATAATTTTTAAATATAAATCGTACACAGCAACAATGGCTGGTACATGTTCTTTAATAAATTTAACACCTTGCACTAACTTATCATTGAACTCATCTTGTTTTGCTTGAGTTTTATAACCATCTATTTTCTTTTGCATAAAGTCAGTATACTTTTGTACGAACCCTTGTGCAAATTTAGTAGGCTCATCAAATGCTCCTGCTCTAATATTGTTGTTGACGTGTGCTTTTAATTGTTGTAAGAAGTCTTTGCCTATTAGATCGTTACCTTTTTCTAACCATTTGAACGTTTGGGCGTCTATT